TGATACAGACAATGATTCAAACGTTTACACTTCAGAGTGTGGAGTATATAAGCTATACAGACTTAGAACTTACAAGAACAACGGAACTAGCAAGTGTGATGGATATTGGGCAGTGGAGAAAAACGGACAAGTACTAGCATCATTCCCAACACTAAAGAAGGCAAAGCAAGTTGTATTAATAGACTCAATATAAAATAATATGTATACAATACTAGTAGTAAACAACAACAGATACTTAATTAATACAATGGTATGTGACCTGTCACAAGATAAAGCCTGTCAGACTATACTACAGGACTTCCCTGATGACGCTGAGATACATTTTGAAACACCAACTAAAGAAGACTTACAATAATATGAGACCAAAACAACAGACAAATACAAAGATGCTAGAGGTAATTAGAAAAGCCGTAGAGACAGTAACTAATTGTGACGTAGTAGAGAGAACAAGACAGAGAGAGTATGTACAAGCTAGGAGTATCTTCTATAGATTTGCTAGGGATAATAAACAGACACTACAGGCTATCGGTAAGTTTCTAGAGAGAGACCACGCCACAGTAATGCACTCTTTAAAGAAGTTCGAACAAGACGTAGAATATGACTCGGCATTTAGAGCTAATTACAACGCAGTAAAAGACATCTTAGGTAACTTAGACGTCAAAGGTTGTGAAGATGCAACAGAGACGCTCCTAGAGGCTTATGAGATGCGTAACACTTACTTAATAAAGCAGAATACAGAACTAAGGGCTAAACTATCTAGATTAACCTCAGATGACACTATAAACGAATTACTAGAAGGCATACCTGAAGATAAAATACAATACTTTATAGATAACCAATTAAGGTCGTTTGTTAATATAGAGAAGGCTATACTGAAGAGAGACGAAGCACAAAGAGAGGCAGATATTAAAGCTAAGAAGGAATTTAAGAGGTTAGCTATGCACGAAGAGGGTGGTTTATCTACAGATAGTAAAATATTTAACTACGCAAACGTCTAGCAATCAGTCAATAAGAAAATAATTTAAAAAAAGATTAAAAAAGCTCAGGTTTAACTAAATAACCTTTGTATCTTTGACCCAAGCAATAACACTAAATATAAATATTATGAAATCATTAACTCACATAAGCACAGGAATTGACGAAGGTAACAACACTTACAAGCACGTAAGAGTACAGGATTTTACAGGGTCAAAAACTAGAGTTACTAACACTTACTTCTTTAATGGTCAAAAAGCTACTAAATACGTTAGGTTTACTGTAGAGTCTTGGTTTTCAAATAACTTTAATATTGAATTAGAAACTATACAAAAATATTAATCACTAAAACTATATAACTATGAACAAATCAATCACATTACAACTATTAAGAAACATTGCCTACGTAGATTACCGTTACGGACGTATTACACTAGGAGAAGTAGACCAAGCAGAAACCAATTTATCAATTTACCTAAACAAAAACTAAGATGACACAACTAATAAACGTATTTAACAGAATAGACCAAGACGCAGATATATTAGATATGAACGCAGACCTATTCAAAGGAATGGAAATGACAGAACAAGAATTTATTGCACAACTAGAAAACAACCTATAACTATGAAAGTAACACTATTAAATCACGAGCAAGTTGACCTATCTGAGACGCTAGACAATATGGTAGGAGACGATTACTATTACAAATACCTTAACCTAGACAGAGTATTAAGCTACTCTACTATGAAGTGGCTTCTTAAGTCTCCTAAATGGTTTCAGCATATGAAGAAAAAGGGGATGACAGAGACACAAGCTCTAAGAGATGGTAAGTTAGTACATACTGAGATACTAGAGCCTGAGAAGTACGGACAATTTACCTTTGTAGATACGTCTAGTAAGAATACTACTAAATGGAAGCTAGCTAAGGAGCAGAACGGAGCAGAAGTAACTTACACCCTTAAAGAGAAGTATATGGCTTCTAGGATAGCTGCAGCATTCTTACAAAACGACGCCTGTGTATCTTTTATGAAGGGAGCTAAAACAGAAGAACCTGCTCTAGTAGAAGTAGACGGACTAGCCGTAAGAGGTAAAGCTGATATATTCAAAGAAGGAGAGTATGTAGCAGACGTTAAAACAACTAATGACGGCCTTAAGGATATTACTCTAAAGAACGGTAGTAGTGTTAATCAGTTTAAGTTTACCATAGAGAAGTATGACTATGACTTACAAGCTTACCTATATACACAACTTTATAACGTGCCTGATTTCTATTGGTTGGTAATAGATAAGACCACCACAGATATAGGAGTGTTTAAAGCCTCAGAGCAAACGTTACAATCAGGTAAGGATAAACTAGAAGCAGCTATAGCAATATACAAAGCTTTTTTTGTTGACGAATTAATAGATTTATCACAATACCACAAGGAAGGAACGCTATAATGACAGATAAAGAAATAAGACACTTTAATTACGTAGGAGCTCTTTACGCTTTAAGCATAGGAGTAACGACAGAAAGAGTATTAGTAGCAGAACAAGAGGCGGCCGAGATAAATGACTTCGAGGCTGCCATAGGTATAAGAGATGCGCTAAAAGACTATAACAATACAGATAAGCAATTTAATTGCTCAGTAAGAGCTGAGATAATAGAAGAAGACTATGATGACACCACCGACTATTGAATTTCTACAGAAGTGTGCAGATACTACAGAGATAACTAACACGCTAGGTAAGTGGTTAGACGCTAAGCCTGAGAACAAAGAGCTACTAGGTATATACAACTCATTCCTTAGAACGTTTGTTTATATCAATAACCTAGAGCTTAGAGATTATGGGTTTAATAGGTTAATCTCAGAAGCGCGAGAAGGACGCAATAGAGCCGTTTTAAGAGCACGTAAAGCAGAAGAGGCACTAGAGATAGCAGAAGCTAAAGTTAAGGACTTAGAGGCTAAATTAAAGATATTCGGTATATGATTAAGAAGTGGACAAGATTTGAAAGGCCTTCAGATATAGAGAGAGAAAATAAAGCTATGCAGACTATAGCCTCTCAGTATAATTGGCAATACAAAAAGCTAGGAGCTTACGATGTGGATTTCTACATTAAAGGTATAGGCTATCTAGAAGTGAAGGGACGTAATCGAAATATAGAGGATGCGTTCCCTTTGCCCTTGGCTAGACGTAAATATGATAAACTAATGGAGAAGCCTCTTAATAAGATAATCGTTTGGAGCTGTTTTAACGGCTTAATATATGCTGACCTTACCAAGTTGACCTATACAGAGAGAACAGGCGGCAGAACGCCTAGAAATGGTTCTACTAACGATATAGAGAGTATGTTGTATATACCTCAGCAGGAGTGTATGACTTACATCGACTACTAAGGCTTAATTAGATTGTTTTTAAATAAAGAGCAATAATTCAAGATATTTCAAAATGGCTAAAGAAGGCAGTGTTAATTGGGGAGGTGCACGTAAAGGAGCAGGTAGACCAACTAACGGAGAAGTAATAAACATAAGACAAATCCTAGATGACAATATAGACGTGGACGTAGTAATACAGAAACTACTAGAGCGTATTGAGTCAGGAGACCAAAGAGCTATAGAGCTGTTTCTAAAGTATAGAGCAGGACTACCCAAGCAGGAGATTGATATACACACCACGGGAGAAGTAGACCACAACATAACGTTGAAAGGTTTAATCTCATTTGACGAAGATTAATGATAAAATTAAGCCCTAAATATAAGCCGTTATTTCTTAACGACTCACGCTACTATATCGTAACAGGTGGACGTGGCTCTAGTAAGTCTTTTAGTATATCTACTATGATACTATTGCTTACTTATGAGAAGGGGCACAATGTACTCTTCACACGTTACACAATGACCTCAGCAAGTACTTCTATTATACCTGAGATGACAGAGAAGATTGATATGCTAGGGCTAGGGGATAACTTCTTAGTTAACAAGACAGATATAACTAATAAGGTTACAGGCAACAAGATATACTTTCGTGGCCTTAAGACAGGGAGCGGGAATCAGACAGCTGCGCTTAAGAGTTTAAATGGCATTACTACTTGGATACTAGATGAGGCAGAGGAAATGCCTGACCCTTTACTATTCGATAAGATTGATTTATCAGTACGTTCTAAAGATGCACAGAACAGAGTTATAATGGTAATGAATCCCGCTACAAAGGCACATTGGATATATAAGAGATTCTTTGAGTCTAGAGACTTACAAGGTGGAGAAAATACTACGCTAGAAGACACTACCTATATACATACTTCATATAAGGACAATGAGAAGCACTTAGATGCTACCTTCTTAGCTAACGTAGAGAGAATGAAAGAGGAGAGGCCTGAGGAGTATAAAGCTCAAATCTTAGGAGGTTGGCGTTCTGTAGCTGAAGGTGTTATCTTTAGTAATTGGGAGGTAAAAGACTTCAATGCTAATGGAGACTATTACGGTATAGGGATGGACTTTGGTTTTAGTGCAGACCCGACAGGAGCTTGTTTAATTAGTATCAATAAGAAATCTAAAGAGATATACATTAAAGAGATTATATACGCTCAGGGATTAACCACCTCAGATATAGCTGCTAGGTTATTAAAGCAAGGTAAGGATACATTAACTATAGGGGATAGTGCTGAGCCAAGGCTATTACACGAGCTTAAAATGAACTATGGTCTTAACATAAAGCCTAGTATTAAAGGACAGGGCTCTATTAACTTAGGTATTGCATTAATGCAGGAGTATAAGCTATATATACACAAGGGCTCTAGAAACCTTATTACAGAGCTTAACAACTATACTTGGAAGGACGGCAAAGATGTGGCAATTGACGATTTTAACCATTTATTGGACGGGTGTCGTTATTTTATCAGTTACCACTTAAGCAACCCAAATAGTGGAAAATATTTTCTTAACTAATTAGCTACACCTCAGCTAGTTACATTTTATTTCAAAAGTTTTTTAAAAAAAGTTGCTAAAAAGTTTGGTAGATACTTTAAGTTATGCGTATCTTTGTATCAAACAAAACAACTAAATATGATTACTTTAAATCTAAAGAGAAAATTCAAATCACACTACGAAGTAAGCCAAGGCGGTTTAACTATAACAGTAGTAAACCCGTTTAAGTCTAACGGTATGGGCTCTGACGCTTGGAACATAGTAATTGAGTTTTACAATGGAAACGAAGAAGATTATATATATCTAAGCGAATATTTTGACACTAAAAAACAGGCTTCTATATTCGGAGCTAAATGGGTGCAAGAAAATTTATAAAAAAAAACAAATAATATGGACACAAAAACAGAACTACTATTAGACTATCAAGAAATGGCTATATTAGCCCTTAGAGAAGAGGTAGAGAGATTAACATTAGAAAATAAGCTATTAACTCTTAAATTAAAGAAGAATGAATTTATATAACAAACTACTCATTAAACTATCTATAAGGCCATATAAGGTCGTTAAACTAGATACACAACTATTAGTGAAGCATTACAGAAACGGGCGCTTAGAGGCCACTAGAATGTCTCAGAAGTAATGGAGTGTCTAGAATATATGAGTTGGGCACTGAAAGGCAATCACTTAAGAGTGTACCCTGTAACTACCAAAGAGAATTATACCCACAAGGTAGGTAAGAAGACGGTCAACCTCAGCTACGTTAAACTAGTCATTGAGATAGGTAACGCAAAGCACGAAGGTAAAGAGATATACAAACAACATTTAATGCACGAAAAGGTGTGTGAGATATACAAATTTTATTACGATAACCATAAAGCAAAGAAATGAAAGAAATAAACAGAAGAGAAGCAATAAAGAAGGTATCTAAATACGCAGCATTTGCAGCACTAGGTACTATGGTAATACTAGACCCGTTAAAAGCTCAGGCTTGCTCAAGCCCACCTTGCGGTAATGGTCACGGCCACGGAACAGGCAACGGAAATGGGCACGGCCACGGAGGTTGGAAATCTAGAAGAACTAAAAGAAGCATTTTTAATAACTAAAACTAAATAATATGAAAGACGTACAAGTATTAATTACACCACTAGAGAAGGATTACTACAACTTAACCATTAATTTACAGTGGGTAGGCAAATTCGAGAGAAGCGAACTAAGACACATTATAGAGCAAATAGATAATAAGATATAATGACAGATACAGACCTCAACAGATGTACTACAATGGAATTAGAGCATATACTTTTAAACTTCACATATTTCCCTAATAAGAAGCTACAGAGGTGCAAAAGAATACTAGATGCTAGATATAATAGAAGAAAAGTAAAAAATAATTAACCTGTAACTGCCTCATTATTAACTTAGTGGGGCTTTTATCAAAAATAAATCAAAAATAATTGCATTTTTATTTGGTGGTAACTAATAAAAGGTTGTATCTTTGTAGTGTAAATAATAACAAACACTAAAACTAAACATTATGAAAAAGACTATCAATTTAAACGGAGCAAAAATCAAAGTAGAATTTAATACGTTTGTAACTGACAAAAAAATCAAAGCTGTAAGCGGTAAAGTTTTAAGAACTAATTTCGATGGCTCTACAATGAGTGAAGTAATGACTACCACTTACGATATATCTTTAGATGGTGTTGTATATGAAGTATCTAATAAGGCATCTTACAAGAAAAACAGATGGGAAGCTGATTTATTAGACTCATCTTATAGCTTTGTGTTTAACAATAGAGAGTTCAAAACTGAGAAAAAAATGATTGAGTATATCCTAACTAACAAATAATAACTAACGGGGGTTAACGCCCCCTTAAAAACCTAAACTATGAGCACACTAGACGAACTATATAACAACAGAGAGATGGAGAAGACACGCGAAGACTACCTTAGAGGCTATATGCACGCTTTAAGAGACTTAGAACACATAGTAGATAACTCAGAGCATTTAGATGACGGCTGTCTATTAGAAGCACTCTATGAGGCTATAGTGGATAGAGAGGTAATAAGAGATTAATAATGTTTGTTTTGGGGGGTGTCGCTTAATTGTGACGCCCTTTTTTGTTATACAATGTTTTTAAATAAAGCCTAAATACTATACTATGAAGATACAAGTGCCTACACATATTAATGACATTACACTAGAGCAATACCAAAAGTTTGCTTTGATTAATACAGAAGAGCAGGATAAGGAGTTCTTTATGTTTAAGACAATAGAGATATTTTGTGGTGTAGATATAGCCTTAGTGTCTAAGATGCGCCTGAGTGATGCTGAGAGCATTTCTAACGAGGTTTTAGAGGTTTTACAACAGAATGTGCCATTTACTAATAAGTTTGAGTTAGACGGCGTTAAATACGGTTTTATACCTGACTTACAAGCTATATCTCTAGGGGAGTTTATTGACCTAGAAGAGGGGCTATCTAAAGACAAAGACTTTCACAAGGCTGCGTCTGTTATGTTTAGACCTATTGTAAAGGAGTTCGGAGAGCTATATACTATAGAAGGATATGAGGCAAATACAGAGATGCACCACGTAATGAAGCAGGCACCTGTAGGCATAATATCAGCGGCCATTGTTTTTTTTTACAATATCGCGAAAGAGTTACTAAAGGCTTCGCAGGACTTTTCGAGTCAGGAGAAAGCGGAGGCGATGACTATTCTAGAGAAACTCAATTCGCAAAAAAGTACGGGTGGTTTAACTCTCTCTATGCTTTATGCGGAGGCGATGCTACAAAGTATAAACAAGTAACTGAATTAAATCACTTAGAGGCATTACTCTTTTTAGAGTTTGACAAAGAGAAGGCAGA